TGGTGACTTTACTGCAGATATAGATGGAGCAGTAAGAGGATCTGAATATTTTGTGAGCAAGTATCCAGTTACTAAGCTTGTTTGTAAATTTTTATCTCTTACATATATAAATGTGTCGTAGTCAATTTCAAATGCTGTAGACTGACCAAATACTTTTTGAAGCTGGTTTACAGAAATTGTTATTTTTTGCTCAAGTGGAGGCAACTTAGTTTTTTCTACAGATGTCCACCATGTAGCATCAGTATCATTTGCAGTATCGAGCATCTGCAATCCAAACGAGTCTGCAAGTGTATTGTCAAAATTATCATCTTTGAATGTTGGATCAAACTTCCAAAATACTGACAAGTTACCTACATTATCCCACTGATGTCTAATGTCATATACAGCCTTTGGCTCTCTTAACATTGTTACACAAAATGAGCTTGAGAATGAAGAGAATTTATTTAGCTTTGTTTCCGCCTGTAGCTTTACACAATAGGTAGCTTTTTTTGTTGCATTAATCTGTATAAGACCAGCTTTTGTAAAAGATGTTCCATACTGCTTAAATTCAGTTCCGAAGTCTCCACCTTTAATCCATACGTTTACCTGTTTTAAAATAGAGCTGGGATATTCAAGTCCGCTAGAATCTTTTCCGTTCCAGTTTATATAAAGTATGGAGCCTTCGGCAGATAAATCGTTTAATGTAAATTGAGGTGCAAGCAGTCCTACCTGATCATCAGTTGTAAAATTAAATCTATCTGATAACTCACTTGTTCCTTTTGACTTATCTGTATAGACCCATCCTGCTTGTAAAGCATAGTCTGTATCAAAGTCTAAATCTGGAATGACTATATCCCAATAGTCTCCGTCTTTACTTTGAGTAATTCCTAAATCTTTATATTGCTCAGACATGCTAGCTACCAAACGATAAATCTAGTTTAAACTCTATTGCTGCTTCTCTTCCAATTACTTTAACCATTGTTGAGTCTAATATAGATCTAGCAATTAATCCATAGTCTGGGTCAAAAGTATCCTCATCATTTATTCTTAGCCCGTCCATAGATACTGAAGTTGCAGAAGTGGTTGGGGTAATTATTATTCCAAGCTTATTTATACCTTGTGAATTAAATGTACCAGTAGTAACACCTTGAGACATATATAAAGACTTTATATTGTTTCCTACAGAATGCCCTGTAAAAGTAAACTCCATATAGTCTGAATCAGAGCTGTATAGTCTTGCTTTCACAGAAGACAGGTTTGCGTCATTTGCTTTGTATGAAAGACACATTGTATCAAGTGGATTATATCCAGAAATGTCCAAGTCAAGTATTGGGTAAGTGTACTCCCTTGGAGATGTTGAGTTTGAAGTAAATGTCAAAGAGCTATCTAATACTCTGCTATTTACCTGATCTAATTCTGGCTCTGGAGTCCATTGGTATGGCAATTCAAAATTTGAAAGGAACTTACTATCGTAAATATTTCTGGTAGAAGATTGTCCAGAATATATTCCTATCTCGTTAATTTTTCCTGCTATGTTTGTAGGAAGAGTTGCAGAAAATATTACTGTGTACTTTGTTGGTGATGAGGTTGCATCAATATCTATTCCGCCCTGCCTAATTGGAATTCTATAGAATTCAAATCCTAGTCTTGAGTTAGTATCTGCAAGAGGATACTCTGTTGAAGTTGCAATTCCTATAGCCATTTCTTTTGACGAAAGAGATGAGTTACCAGCTATAAAGTTGGTCAAGAATCTTTTTCCAAACTTTGTTATCATGCTCTTCCTCCTTGAGTATCAGATATGGTCAAAGCAAATAAGAAGCCATCTATTTCTTGCTTGCTTGAGTTATAAATTCTAAACTTTGCTTTTTGCTTTTGCATGCCATTTGAATCATTATATGTTTCAAATCCTTTTAGTATTATATCGTTAAGCTGTGGTCTTGTAGGGCCATCTCCGCCGTCTCCACCGCCGCCGTCTCCGCCGCCGCCGTCTCCAGATTCAGTCCTGGACTTGGTTTCTCCAGTGTTGCCTTTCCACACATCGGCAAGGCGTGGGTCATCGTCATATAGTACTACCGTTTTACCTGCTTGAATTCCCATTTATTTATTATACCATTATGCCTTTAGATTGCTCTACATGCAATTGTTGTGGTAAGCCCCTCTCTATATTCTAGGGTGCATTTTGTAACTATATATTTATTAGTTGCTGTATCCATACCTAGTATTGGATAGTTAATTCTAACTATATCTCCAGCCGAAATTATTGGGTTACCGAAGACCGTCATGTCTACAAATCTTCCTTTATTTAATACATTGGACTTAATCCATTCAGCAAGAGCTTTAGCGTCTTGCTCTCTTTGAATCCATACTGAGTCAAATACTACGGACTCTTTATTTGAAGAATCTGTAGACTGGTCTGTATCATAGTCTATAACTCCCGATCTTTGAATTGAGTTACCTAAAACATAAAAGCTTGTATTATTATTATCATCTAGAGCTACTGTAGTAGATGTGTTATTTAGAACATAGCTCTCTGCTCCAAATGGCTGTAATCTCTGATCTAATACAGTTACATATTTATTTAAAGATGTTCTAAAAGTAATTGGTATGGCTGGTCTATCTTCATATGATATTTTTGTTTTTTTAATCTCTCTGGCCGTAGTTCCAAATTCAAATACTGGGCCAGTGTTGTCAGAAACTGATTCTCCATCATTATATATAATATCTCCATACAGCATTGAGACAGTGTCATCTGAATATACGCCATTATATTCATATATAATTGCCTTGCTATTTTTCTCATAAACTGCTTGTGGAATTGTTTTAGCATAAAGGTATTCAAAATATGCAACTCCTTGACCGCAATGAACACCGACATTTTTTGTTATTGATATCGGTGGTACGTAAATGCTTGGACCGTCATATCCTGAATCTACCGCTGTTATTTTATATCCATTAATAAATACTGTAATTATATTTTTAAATGCTCCCCCAGGCAGTGGCTCCGAAGGCTTAAGTAAAATATCAATATTATAAGAAACGCCAGCATATATTCCAGCTAGTGTTTTTGTGGAGCTTTGCTGGCTATCTTTTAAAACAGTAAGTCTTCCATTTTGAACTTTTACTAGCATTATATCTTTTTGTAGCTCTGCATATGCAGTTGTTCTTACTAGCAAATAATATCCATTTTTACCGTCAGAATCTAAACAGAATCCTATTCCCCCTACCTGCTCTGGTGTATTAAGCTGACTTTCAAAAAACATTCTAGTGCCAAATGAAAAATAAGGGCCAGAGGGTGCTACTGATTCAAATTTTTTAATTGCAATATCAAAACTTTTTTTATTTTGGTCTAGATTAGAAATAGCTAAAAACCCTTTTCTAATTCCTTTACTTGTACTTCCAGTTGGAATAAAGTAATTACCCGAACCTGGCTTATCTTTTGCTATATCTGGTGTTGCTAATGTGATTGAATATTTATTAAATTTATTTGTATCATTCTCTCCTGCTTTATTTATATAAGAATCTGGAGCAACTTCATGAACTGATTTAGATGTTGATAATGCACCTCTTGTTTTAATACTATATCTGTTAGTTGGTTGAAAATTCTTATAACCTGGTTTTGCCAATGCTGAGTATTTCCAAATATCGGATTGGCTTTTAATTAATACTTCTATTGGAGTAGTTCCGTTTACTGGAACATACTGATAATATACTCCATCATATTCAATAATTTCGCCGTTAATTAAAACATATCCGCTAAACTGATCAAGTATTCTATCTGTTCTATCAGAATTAACTACGCTAGGCTGAAGCGAAAAGTCTGTGCTAGAAAGATCAATTTTTTTTGTTAATGCTCCAGCTCCAAGAAATGATGTATCTGATTTCCAAAGTGGGGATGATGACTCAGTATTAGATGCTGTAAATGCAGTAGAGTATCTAACCCTTACTTGGTTTGCAGAAAAAAGTTCTTTAGTTGATAATGATTGTATGTTAGGGGCATAATCTAGCACAGAGTTAACATTTATATTTTCGCTTGTAAATGTCCACGATGGCTCTCTTGTTTTATCATATATAAAATTTCTGCTGTAAAAGTTTAGTGTATTATATTCATCTACAAAAGCATTCATCTGTATGTCTCTACATAATTCTTGTAAAACATCCCACACTGTCTTATCTCCGTCAGACCACCAGTAAGACAGGGAAGGAATGGAGTCATCATCAACTTTACCATCTACCGTCTTAACGTTAATTTTATATGTAGAAAATCCAATTGAGTCTAATATTCTTTTTATAATTGAAGTTATTGGTGAGTCTTGTACTAGCAACTGTGGGCATAATGTATCTTGCAATATTTTTGCAGCATCTGTAGCATCTATTGAAGCTTCTCCAAATTCTGATAATGACCATGTATTTACGTAGAATGATCCTTGAGGAACCTTTTGAGATGTTGCTCCATCTCCAACATTTATATATGGCTTAATTAATGCATTTTTTAATAAATAAATTTTAGTACTATCAATTGCTGCATTCCTATCATACTCAACAATTGACCTGGAAGTTGTATGCGGCTTAGATATAAACATATTTAAATAGTTTGCTGTAATTATTCCAACTGGGACAATTGATGTATCATCTGATGTTGTTTCTTTATTGACCAAAAATGACATAATGTCAGAATCAACATTTATAACCCACCTAGGACTAAACTCAATAACTCCAATAAATTTTCCAGTCTTTGAGTTTACAGCGGATAAAGATATTCTTTTTAGGTTTTGAGTAGTAGTGTAAGTTGCTGGCTCTGTTGTAGACCATGTGGATCCGTTGTAGTATATTACTGCTTCTCCATTTGAATTAAGTGTTGTACCAGTTACAGATATTGTTGTGTTGTCTGGCTTAACTCCAGTTATGGTCCACGAAGTTGGTTTGTCATGATTTGTTTCAAATCTTGCAATAATTTTGTTAACAGGTATTATCTTAGGTTCAGATGTAACAGTATCATCTACAAAATAGTTTACAGATATATTAATATTAGTATCTTTTGGTGCCAACCAATATTTATACACAATGTCTGGGCCAGGATAGTACAGCCTAGGCTTTGTTCCTAATGACACATCTCTAGGGTTTTCAAAAGAATCTTTAGGGGTATCTGTGCTATTAGTTGTATGCACTAAATATTTAATTCCTGGTGATAGTGGTCTGAATGGCTTATATATTGTATCTATTGGAAAAAGCTTTTTAAATGCCACGCTATAATTATTTGTCATTGCATCTGAAGTTGCAGATACATTTTCTACCATTGAGTTTAAGTTGTACTCAATTGTTGCTCCCGCCGAAGTCGAAATAGAATATCCCTTTTTTAATAAATCTCTTGTAGCGGTTGATACAGGTATCATACTTGCTCCAGTGATATGGTAACATTCCAGTAGGTCTGAAGTCCTCTTTTTACAATAGAAAAATCACATGAAGTAAACATAACCGTATACGTATAGTCATCTGCTAAAAATCCATCGGCTTGTTCAACTAACTCTGGATTAAAAGCTGTTGGATTAAGTTTTATTCTAAAGGGGCCACGTCCAGCTGGGCTCTCATAAAAATTCTTTAAATCTTCAGCTCCCCAACCTCCGTCAACTGTTTCATTTCGAAAAGATGGAAGCATTTCCCAGGACATAGATATATTTAATTTATCTGCAACAAAATATCTTCTAAGGGTTCCGTTTGCCATTCTGGTAGACTGCTCAATTCTATTATTATTAAAAGACAATGGACTTCTATTATGTTCTGAAACTCTTCTAAATCTTAATTGTGTTTTTGAGCTTAGGGCTAGCCCGTTGGTTGTTGCTACTGCAGATGTATATGTGTTTCCTGGAGCAACTGCAGTTCCGCCTTTATAATCAAAAGAGTTAGTAGCTGTATCAATTGCATATGGGTCTGTTGCCTCAATGTATAGAATTGATCCTTTGGGTAGTTTTTGAAAACTCATTATTTGCCCACCGTTCTATTTACTCCAGCTGCCATTTCTTTTATTCTCATCTCTCTATGTATTTCCATTGCAACGTCTTTTGCTGTTACTGTAGTTCCGTTTAGCTCTACATTAATATTATATACTGATCCTGATGCCACGGCGGAAGATGTAGCATTTGGATTAAATGGATTCATGTTGGCTGGAATTACCGCTTCATTCTTATGAATCATTGCTAACATGTCAGCTGGGACCACATTAATTCCCGCTTCAAATTTAGGTATTCCCACTAATCCACCCTTAGCCATTTTAGTCGCTATTGCGTACTCCAATAATTTTTTAAGCTGGAATGAATCATTTGGTGTAGTTTCATCCACATGATATCTCTTTAATGCCGCGATATAACCTTCTCCCTTTTTAGCAAGGTGGGAAGGAATATTTTCATCTGCTATTAGTGCTTCCCAAAATTTAGGACTTCTATAGTGTGTGTACCCTTCACGCATAGATGACTTAAGCATTGAAGCTAATTTAAATCCATATATATCAGCATAAGGATTGCCCAAATCTAATCCTGCAGGCTTTATATTAGGTATTTGCGAATTTGCATTTTTTTCTAATAGACCTCTCCAGTATGGTAGATGCTGTGGTGCATATGTCTCTAGGTTGCTGGCTACCGAATCATAAAGCCATGCTGGTCTATTTCCACCACTTTTAGCTACGCCATAAGAATTCATCATTGATTCATTAAATACTATCTCTGCGGCTTTTCTATCTGTCTTTAATAGATACCTCAGCATGTCCTCAAAAGACCAATAAGCTCCCTGAAAGTCCGCCGCATGCGTTATTTCATGAGCTACAACGCTACCCCTAGTTTTATCTGGGAAATACACTGACTGTGTGTCACTGCGATGATATCCAGCGGTGCCAGCAGTCATTTTCTGTCTAATAACTGAAGGACGAACATCAACTTTATAAAATGCGCTTAATTCAGTTAATATTTTCATAATATCACTATTTTCTGTTATTAGGCTGCCCCAGTTTTCAGTTCCTACTACCCTTTGTCCTCCAACTATATCTGGTCCAGAGAAGCCATCTAGGTCTGGATCTTTAACTTTAGGTAATTGTGTAACTACATGATTTTTATTTCTAAGTTTTGCTGCGTCAAGTTGCGCCTGTGTCCAATCTCCTGGAAGCCAACTATCGTTTAAAGGTACAACTGGGTCTCCAATGCTGTGTGCAAATATATCACCAGCTGGAGTTCTGTATGAGCTGTGTGTAATTGGGGCAATTGTTTGAGCCTTGTTGTACATTGCTGTTGCAACATTCTTGCCTTGGTGTTTAGGGTATACCTGTAAGTTTTCAACAACCCCCGTCTCTTTATCCCATGTTAGGTATCCTGCAACCTCATCTCCTAATTTAACTTCTATTCTATGCATAGATCCAGATGCATCATAGGCTAAAGAATATTCGGATGGCATGACTTTTTTGGGCTTTAAGACATCAGGCATCAGTGATGGCAATGTTGGTTTTGGTTTAGCAAGACCTACTGATGCTGCTGCTCTTGCTGCTGGAAATGCTGCAGCATTTACTGCTGTTTGTTGAGAAGTTCTGGCTACCATTCCAAATGGTACAACGGCTGCTAATATAGAAGCCACATCCATTCCTTTTGACCATCCGCTTGACATTCCTAGCCCTGATTCTCCCCATGGACTTGGGAATCTTTCACTTCCAAATAATCTGGATGCTGGACCTACAAGTGTTGTTTCTGCAGCGCTTGCTATGTCTCTTTCTCTTGCAGGAAGAGATGGAACAACACTGCCGATAGCTACGGCACCTAAAGATTTTATTGCATCAAGAATGCCAAACCCAGTCATTCCTACAGGGTTCATCATTCCGTCTGGCTTATAAGACATCTTTAATCCAAGTTTATCCCACCAAGAACCTTGTGAAGAAGCTGTATTGCCAGATGTTGAAGGAGCATTTCTTCCATGCCTATGACCGACTGGCCCTCCTTTATGAAATCCCTTTGGAATCATGTTTGGAGTTATTGCAGCAATTGCTGCAGCAGAGTCGCCTATTTCTGCAAATGTTATTGGAACTCCACCATTTTCTGTGAGGTACTGTTTTCTAAGTGTAAGTGTGTCGTCAAAAGATGCACTGTCACCCATTCCAAATCCTGTCATAACAGATTTAAATCTAAAATTATTGTTATATGGATGCCAGGTGAAGTTTTCAGAAGATGGATCTCTTTTATCAAATGCTGGGACATCTCCGTAAGATGCAGTCAGAGTTTGGCTTTTAAGAAGCGTGTCTATAACAGACTTTTTTATTTGAGGAATATATCCGTTGGAATACATTTCTTTAAATATACCGCCAGCCATTACATCGGCTCCAGATTCTATATTAAGGAATCCTGGAGTTGGCTTATTGGGATCTCCTACATCAGTTAATCCTCTTGATTTTTGTGAATTTTTTATGTATCCGTTTATTCTAAATTGTAGCGCATGAGCAAATTCATGGAATAATGTAGTTAAAATTTCCATTCTTCCATATGGATTTTTTTGTGCATCCTTTGAAATAGATTCTATGTAATCAACTGGAGACATTCCTTTTGCTAAAAACGGAAAGGACGAGATTAGATTAAGATTTTTCATTGTGGATGGTTCATTTATTGGATTTGGTATAAACATTGGTTTTCCAGCCAAGCCTAAGCCCATAGTTATTGAAGAATCGTAATGTCTATATTGCCCCCCGTACTGTTGGGTATCAAGTAAAGCTTTATCTGGATCTTTAACTACCTTGGTGCCTTTGACAACAGGCATTGTATCTAATGAAGTTACAATTTTTTCTCCTGGCTTAAAGCTAAAAATGTCCTTGTACTTTGCAGCATAGTAGGTGTTTAATAAATTGGTCCAATCTCTTAAATACTTAATCTGCGCTTGTGTAGTTTTACCTAGCTTTGATATTGGTGTAGAGGGAAGTGGGGTATAGTCGACTGCAGGCCTTGGCTCATTAAGTACTAAACCACCATCTGCATATTTTCCAGCATTCAGTGCATCAAATGTTTGAGTTCCATATTTCGCAACGGAAGCTGCTTTTATTACATATTCTCCATTTGAAAGCATTGCTGGAATAGAATCAGATGTTCCAGTTCCTGGACCAGATACAACTCCTCCAGGGGATCCCTCACTATAAGTCTTAACTCTGCCATTACCATTTGGCAAGAAATGCCACCATCGGCCTACAATAGCTTTGTCTTTGTATACCAGACCATTTGATAAGTATCTATATCCATCAACACTCTTGTACTCTGCTTTATTATTATTTAAATCAGCAAATTCTTTCTGTACAGCAGACATGCTTCCAAAAGCTTTGCTCTTTAGCCCATCTATAGGTACTGAAAAATTAGTTCCGCCGCCAGGGGAAGAAGATGGCATACTTTCATATTTTTCTTTTGTTATTGGATTTCCAGCAGAGTCATAATACTTTGTAGGTGTGCCTCCCTTACCAGGTACAACCTTGCCTCCAATTGTTGTTGGGTCAGCTGTTGCTGAACTGCTTTTTCCTAGAGCTTTTAGCAAATCTAGTCTGAGTTGATTTAAAGTAGTTCCTCCAGTTATATCTAGTGCAAGGGAGGTTACTGCCTTCATATCTTTAGCAAATTGCTCTGTTAGACCTGAGTTTATTGTAGTGGTAGTTGGAATGATTGGTTTGCCGTTTGCATCAACTCCTGTTGGCATTCCGCCTGTAGGTTTTGTTGTAGTTACTGGAATTGCTTTTCCATCTTTGTCAAATAGCCCTAGCTTAAAGAATGCGTTACGTATTTCTTTTGAAAGAGCAGAGCTTCCAGTTCCAGCAGTTTGAACTTCTTTTGCAAATGCGAGTAGAGATTCTCTAACTGCTTTTTCTTCTTTCTTTCTTTCTGCGTCTGGAAGAAGTTGAGCCTGAATTCCTCTTTCAACTATTTCGTTATATCTTTCCTGGAACTCCGTAAGCTTTGCAGCTATTTCTGATGCGGAAGCAGCTTTGTCTTGATTTGTTGCAATAGTATTAGATCGTTTATCTGAGGCATCTTGTATGTCAGTTGCCTTCTTTTCTAATGGTGCTTTAGCTTTTGCTGCAGCATCTTCAATTGCCTTAATAGCAAGATCCATCTGCCTATTCATTGTAAGCTGATCTATTTCTAGCTGAGCACGATTTGCTGTAGCCATGTCTCCACGAGATACTGCATCAGCATATTCTATCTGTAGCTTTTGCAACTGTAGTGCATAGTTAGATGCTTCTTGTGTTGCTCTTAGCGCTTCCAGCTTTTTATTTTTTTCATCATCAATAAGTTTAATCTTTTTAGCAATTAGCTTTAACTCTTCTTGTGCGCTTCTTTGTGCAGCATTAGCTGCTCTTTGAGATGCTGCAGATACAGATCCGATGGTCTTCTTTAATCTTTCTAGTGCTGATCCAACTGAAGAGAATGTAGTTGCATTATCAGCTGAATCAGTTAATTTTTGAATTCCTGTTCCAATTGCTTGGGAAAATCCAGCTAACTTAATTGCTAAGGTTGAATCAATCCTGCTTAAGTCTATATTAACTCCAGATGTAAACAACTTCCACTTTGCTAATATGCCCTTAATGCTATCTGATTTATTTGCAATTAGCTCTAGCAGTGGCTGTGAGTCAATTAAATTTGAATAAACACTTTGTCCTATCGCATCATTAATCTTTGGGTTATTACTTTCTGCATCTCCCATAACCATTTGCCAGGCTTGATATTCATCGATTACATTACCTAGCGCATCTTTAGTTCCAATTAAAGAATTTGTAGCTGAGCTAAATACATTTATTAATCCTTCAAATCCTACGCCAACTTCTTTGCCCCAGTCAGCGGTTCCGTCGCCACTATTCAATGTATTGATTAAGCTCTTAACAGAATATTCTGCTGCTGAAGCCTTATCAGTAATTGATCCAAATGCACTGTTGCCTATAATATTAAATACTTGACCTGATTTTTCACTGTTAAGCATCGCTCCGTATATTTTTCTATTTGCGTCCGCTATGCTCATTCCACCTGCAATATATTGTGCTTTTTGATTTGCTACGAGTCTCTTAGTTTCAGCAGCACTTGTAGACCTATTAATAGATTCAATTAAATCTGTTAGACCCTTACCCTCTTCTTTTGCCTTCTTCATGTCTTCTATAGACTGTGGGAGTCCAGGCATTCCTATTGAATTATACTGTGAAGCCTTGCCTGCAATTGCTACAGCCTTTTGCTTATCAAGGTAGCCTTGCATTGTTTCTTGAAGGTTAAAGTATTTAACTCCAGCCTGCTCTGCCGCCTTTTCGGTCATAGAGAGACCCATTCTGGCATCTTGCCATGCGTCGTTATTGGCTTTAAAGATTGAGAACGCGGCTGTAGCTGCTGTTATAATTAATCCGATTGGACCAAAGGCTTTGGCAAAGTGTAGCAATTTTGGAAGTATTTTTATAAAGAATGTTCCAGCTTTAGCTGCCGCTGCCATTCCTTTTGCAAGACCTACTGATGCAGTTCCTGCGCTCTTAAGTCCAGCACCCATTTTTGCATATGGCAGGAATGGAAGTATGCTGCTTGCAGCCATAACACCCATTCCTGCTGATGCTCCAGACATTTCATAACCAAGTACGTTAACCTTTTCTTTCTGCATCAAGGCCATACCGCCCATTGATCCAGCCATTCCGATTCCCATTTGGCTGCCCATGCCCATACCTCTTGGAGGCAAAGCAACTCCTGCTGCCTTTGCTTGAGCCTTAGTCATATGCTGACCATCAATCATATACTCTGTTTTTCTAAATCCGAGGCTTCCTACTTTTCTTTTCTGTATTCCATCTTGACCAGTGCTTCTCCAGTCTCCGACCATTCCAGGCCCGAAGTATGATCTTTGATAAGGATCGAATCCTCCATTAGGATAATGTCTTGCTGTAACTAAAGCCTGCTCTCTTAATATTTCAGCCTGTCTTCTTTGTATAAAGCCTTTAGCCATATCAGCTGACGATGTTGCAAAATTTCTAGCTGTTGCTACAGCAGTTTTTGAAGTATTAATAATTGACATTGTAGACTGCTTGTAGGCTTGGCTAATGCGTGTTCCAGACGTCTGGAGTCCCGCTCTTAGTCTTTCTGAACCAATTTGAATTGATTTTGTTAATGAGTCAAGTGCGCTATTTATTGGTAATGGTATAAGATTTCCGACTCTTAAAGCATTAATAGTTGCAGATGCATTTGGGGTAAAAGATCCAGTGTATGCATTTCCACGGACTCCAGTTCCTCCAACATAAGGGACACGTACAACTTGTGCTTGTGGATTACCAGTCGCTGTGTATGAGGATGTTCTGCTTGGAGTATAAGATGCTGCTCTTTCTGCTCTTAATCTTTCTTGCTCAGCTCTTTTTGCTGGATTTCCTGATCTTCTTGATCCATCTTTTTTAGCACCGTAGGCATATCTACCTCTTCTAATTAAGCCTCCGCCGATTGGACCTCCAGCATTAAGATATGTTGGATTAGCATGCAAAGAATGGTATTTACTCCAATCAACTTCGATTCCATCATCCAACCTTTTAAGCATTGCAATATAAGGGCCACGAATTTCTTTAGGCAATCCGTTTATAATCTTTACTAATTCTGGACGAGCTTGCACTAATGCATCCTTCATTAGTCGACCATATCTTCTTGGGCTCATCTTAGCAACTATTGGAGCCGTATCACGTGCAAAGTCTTTTCTTGCTCCACCTCTAACAGCAAGCAAGTTAATCATTGCTTGTTTTTCCATCGAGTTCATTTCTTCAGCTTTTGCGACTGCTGTATTTCCAGATGCTCTAGTAAATACTCCAGATTGTCCAACATCTGGATTAAAGTTACCAAATACATTTGACCTAGACAAATCTTTATTATTCATAAGAAGAGAAGCGGCAAGCTGTCTAATTACTGTACCTTCATCCCATGGCACATTAGTTTTTACAAAGCGTGGGTCGTAGTCTGATTCTAGAGCAAGAAGTTTACTATTTTTTGTTGGGTCTAAAGGATTAGATACTGTTCTAGCTCCCATTACTGGGGTATTTATCTTAAACCCATTTCTAACAATTTCCGCCCCTATTGGCTCATGAATTGCAACTGCTTCATGTGAGACGCCTTTAACAAAAACTAGTTTGCCTTTAGCGTCTCTGTATACACCAGATACACCAGGTATCGGGTAGCTCATGCCAGAGCTGCCAGCAATTCTATGTCCGTATTGAGTTATTGGCGTATCAGCAAATGATCCTAACGCTTCTCTTGAGCTTAATTGCTTTGCTGTTGTTAAAATCTTAAGCATCTTCTCTGGTGCCAACAAAGGAATAGGGTTTCCGTAAGAACTTCTACTCCTAGATATACTTCCGCCTGGAATCATTCCACCCTTATTAAGCAAAACTGGAATAGGTGGTCTGCCTCTAAAGACCCACTTCTTTCTAGAGGCTGCTGCTTCTAGTAGCATGCTTAAAGAACTTCTCTGTTTTTTGTTTGCCTTTACTACATTTCCAGAAGCATATTGCTCCTTAGTTTTAAACAGTCCGTCATCCTGTAGTGCTGTAAATATATCATCTGGGCTAGCAATTTTTGATAGACCAACATTTCTTAATGCTATTTCAAGGTTTTTTCTTGCATCTGCTCCAGTTAAGCTTAAAATGTCGGGGGATATACCTATTTTTTGAAGTGTTGCCATTACGCTATTTATTGAATGAGGAAGAACAGCTGCAACTCCCATATGTCCTCTTGTAGCATATCCTATCTGACCATGTCTTAATAAATGACCTCTTACATTTTGATCTAGTAAAGGTACTGCTTTTGGATCAATATTTTTTACTGTTGGTGTTACACGCTCAATTAGATCAAAAACATTTTTAAACTCTGACATACCAAGCATGGATTTTCTAACCAAATTTAAATGTTTATTTAATGCTTGGCTGGATGGATTTCTTGTTGCTGACGAATCTGGATGTTTTAATAATGGGAACTTTTTTTCAAGTCCCTTTACCTGCTTAATTCTTTGCTCAATAAATTTTTCTAGGGATCCTCCAGAAGCTGATTTAGCTAGATCAAAATTGCTTCTTGCAATACGAATAGCTTTTTCAGGAGACATCTTGGCATACTCTACTAATTCAGATGCATCAAGCATTATCATTCTTAATCTTACATCATCTTCGTATCTTGGATTATTAATAAATCTTAGATACTCTTTCATCTGCTTTTTAAATCCAGCCTTATCTATTCCCTTTGGAGTGTTTGCTGTTTCTCTTCCGTACCCAGTGACACTACTTATTATTTGCCCGCCAAAATTATAACCATTGTTTGCTGCATCTACTGCTGCATATAACTCAGGCATTCTTTGAATTTGAGGTCCAAAGACCACTTCCCGTGGAGTAAGCGCTGCAGTAATGTTTCCACCGTTATTTAAATAAGTGCTTGGTGCCATTGCTACTAATGCAGCATTAGCTGGATCCATTGCGGCTTGCTGATTTAATACATATCCACCAACTGGAACGCTACCTAATCTATCATCATAATTAATTGAAGATGGTCCAGACACAATGGTTTTACCTGGGCCAAATGACTCGATGCCTCCACCATCATTAAATCTAGGCATTCTAGTAGTTTGAATACTATAAGGAGCTCCAAATGTTCTTATGCCTCGAAGTCTTCCAAACTCTTCCATTACAGAAGCATTTGCTTTTTTCTTATATAAATCTCTTAGCGTAAACTGCCCATTTGCATCAACGACTGGCTGGTCCATCATTGGAGCTCTTGTTAAATCAATTGTTCTTCCTCGTGATGCAGCGTAGGCAGTTACTGCAGCACCCATGTCTGCTTCTATTTGTGCGTTTAGTGCAAGTATTCTTGCCTTTGCTTGCTCAACTGTTATTTCTGAATTTCTTAATTGTTGAACTATTGCTGCTGCTTGTGTTGCTGCGCTGTCGGCAAATCTTTGAGTTATTGGAAGAATATCATCGAATGTATCCAGAAGCTCTCTGCTTACTGTTCCACCCATAGCAATTGTTTTCTTTAATGATGCTACTTCTTGCTCTGTCTGCATTCCAAGTGTTGCCATTAATGCATGGAATTTTGCTGCCTCTCCTGGAACAATTCCAGTTGATATTCCCTTAACACTTGTTAGACCCTCAACGTTTGGAAGTCTATCATGCATGTACATTTGAGGAGTTCTTGCTATTCCTCTGTTTACTGGAACTGCTCCTGGGACCCCTCCAAATATTGTTGCAGGATTATTTGGGTCTCTAGGATTAATGTGTGACATTGCCCTTGTATTAGGATCTCCCACATAAGGATCAGAAGCATCTACAATTCTTCTTCCAGCAGTAACTATTGTGGATCCGCCAACTGTGCTTACTCCTGGATTTACTGGAACTGCACCCTTCATTGATGCAGCTTGAAGGTTTTGATAATCTAAAACAAGTTTTTGTAATGCATTGTGAAGAACCTGAGCCGCAGCTGCATCTGAATAAAATGCATTCTCGACCATCTCTGCTGCTTTTTGTGCGGCAATAATTTCTGGAGTAAGCATTTTCCATCCGCTTGCTTTCATGAAAAATGCTCTAAGCTGTACAATTCCTTTTGTTATATACCCAAAGAAGTTAGCAAGCACACCCGTTAACATAATAAGTGGTCCAACTAATGCAGTAAATCCTGCCATAAATGTTACTGCTTTTTTAATTGGTGCTGGTAAATTACTAAAGAAGTCTAGTATCTTTGATGCGGCATTTATAAGCTTTGTTGCAACTGGAAGAAAGTCTTCTCCAATATCTGCAAGAGATGCTTTTAGCGATTCCATTGCTCTTCTGTATTTTCCAGAAGCTGACTCAGTTATCATTCCTAATTCTCGCTCAGCAATTCCTGCTAAATCTGAAGTACTTGCTTTCATTAATTCCATAACCTGTAAAGTCTGGCTTCCCTCTTTACCTAGGTTATTTAAAAGTGCGCTCATTCTTGCAAACTGGAACTTTCCAAACATCTGCTCCATTGCTCTAGCCTTACTTAAAGGATCCAGTTTATCTAGAGCAAATTGCAAATCCATTAATAACCCAGTTGTGTCTCCAGTATTTTTTGCAACCATTCCCATTACATCTATACCAAAATCTGACATCATTCCGATTGTTTGTTTTGTTGGATTAATTAAAGAAGCTAAACCTGACTTTAATGCGTTTGCGCCTTCTGAAGCATTAATTCCACCCTCTCTCATTGCAGTCATATAAAGGGCTAAGTCTTCAATGCTGCCGCCAAGCTGCTGTACAACTGGACCAGCTTTTGGAATTGCTTCTACTAAATCATTAAGTGTTGTAGATGTTTGGTTTTCAACTGCGTTAAGAAAGTTAATTGATGCCGTAAGCTCTTCTGTATTTTGCTTAAATGCTGTTTGAATTGAAAGAGTTGCTTTCATAGCATCTTGTCTATCTACTTCACCAAGTATTGCTAGTCTTGTTGTTTCTTCTATAGAACCTAAAAGATCGTTACCCATTTTTCCAGTTGCAGCAATATCAGCACCTAAAGCAATTGTGTCTTTAAAAGAAGCTCCCATAGTTTGAGATAAAGACTTTGCTGTCTGAACAACTTCTTCTCTAATTGCTTTTAAATCTGCTGCTGAAGTTGAAGCCAATCCACCATAAACCTTTGTTAGTCTTACAAGCTCTTGATCTGCTTCTCTAAAAGCTTTTCCTGCTGCAGCACCGAACATTGTAAGAGGGACAGTTAATCCTACTGTAAGCTGTCTACCAGCCCACTGAGTATTTTTACCCCAGTTAATTAAAGATCCAGCTCCTTCTGACAATGCACGATTCATAATCTGCATTTCCATTCTAGCTAGCTGTGCACTATTCTTTACAGCATCAAGACCTCTTGGAATCATTACGTTATACTGCATTAGCCCCTGGGCATTTCTTCCCAACGGCTGTAGTACTGAATTTTGAAGCATTACTTGCTCTTTAGCAAGTTCCCTAATCATACCCTTTTGGGTAGTGGCATGTTCTCTAAATGTTGAGAAGTAGTTCTTAAGCTTTAATCTTCCAGCATCTAAGTTTTTACCAAACTTGTCTACATCTGAATTAAGGTTTACAAAGTGACTAGAGAACTGCCCGCTACCTGTTAATGTATCTCTAAATAAGTTGTTTGCTAACTTTGTTGAAGAAGCTATTGCTCTGTTTGAAGAAAGAAGCTCTCTTTGTAATTGTTGGAGACTGGAACTAGCCCTGTGTACTTCAGACACAAGGCTAGACAAGTCGGCTTTGGCGACTATACTCGTTACAATTTGTTCGTCAGCCACTAATCACTCCTAGAGTATCCTAACCCTGCTCCGATTCCAAATCCCGCTTGTGCTGCAAAGGGTCCTTGTAAACTAACAACATCATCTGCTGATGTATGTATTCCAAGGGCTCTTCTTTGGATGTCTTCAAAGGTAGAACCTTTTTCTTTTTCTTCTACAGCATCATCTAATTGTATTCCTTTTAGTGATGCTGCAAATCTTCTCTGGTTATGCTCTTTTTCATTTATCGCTGTTATTGTTTGAACTAACTCTGGCATCGATAAATTTTCTTCTAGTTCTTCGTAATTCTTCCAGTGTCCTAGAAGAAAAACTTGACCCTCTAAAGCGGCTAAATCTAGTTCTGACCAGCCAGTACCGCTGCCGCTATTAGGTTTGGGTCGTCCATCTTAATTCCTCCGCAAACTTCAAGAATGCGATTGATTGTTGGAACGTCTAATGCTTCTTCAAGCTTGTCTATATCCTTAACAAGATCTGGTAGTTGAACTTCTAATGCTACTCCGCATGCTTCAACTAAAATTCCAAGTGTTGCAGTCTCGTCTTCTGCATCTTGCACTTTCTTAATTACTTCCATAAACTTGCGTAGTTGCTTGATTGATAATGGCTTGAGCTTTACTTTAGCCCCGCTTTGTAGTTCAATCTCTTCTACGTCATATACTGTTGTTGCCATTTTATCCTCCTTAAGGATCGTCTAAATTATTATAGCATAACCATTATACGGATACAACACCAAAGCCCCCAATTTCTTGGGGGCTTTGATATTAATTATATTAATAATTAAAGTGTTATAACACGGTCAATAATCTTACCGTATTCTGAACCAACAGCATTTACGTCTGGTAGCAGACGGAATGTTACTGGGAATGTTGTTGCTGCTGTACGAGCCAAAGAGAACTGTGACTGCTCAACAGAAAGAACACGACGTGCATAATATACACGCTCAGTTTCTGATGCCTCTGAAGTTGGAGCCTGTCCAACTGCAATTAGCTGACGCTCTGTTGGAGCTGCACCAAGTGCACCTGCTTCCAAACCTAGTGTGTCAACTGCTGTTGCACCTGTTCCTGCTGATGTAAGTGTTGATGACTTCTGTCCGAATACTGCAAGAATGTTCTCTAGAGTACCTTCTGACATTTCTGTTGAAATTTGAACCTGCATTGCAGACTTAAACAACTTAGCTGTATCTAGCAACTGGTCAACAGTTACTGAGTCAAATGTTGGCTGGTAGCTGATCTGAAGACCGTTATTTGTAAATCCTACGTTTCTGTAAGCTCCACCCTTTGCTTCTGCTGGTGCTGTTGTTTGTGTTGCTGCTTTTTCAGTCAAAACACTGTTTAGTGTTGTTGTGTAAGACTTTCCTGATTCAAAAGCTGGTACATACTGATTCTTGTTTGCAACAAATGCGTTTAGTACGCCTGCTTCCATGCTTGAATCATAACCAGCTGATGTTGAATCTTCTACTGATAAAAATAGCGGTGATGCGCCTACGAGAATATTGCGGGCGTCTCCTTGTGATTGTGCCATTGTATTTCCTCCTGATTTCATATGAAATTAATATATATATATTGGCTGGCTAGGCCCTTTCCTCTGTTCTAATTTTACTCTACTATTTTATAAAAGGCAAGTTAGGCAAATCTGCCTTGGCCATTGGTTATTCTGGAGTATTTTGCTTCCAATATTACATCTGCTGCAAAGAATCCCTGTATTTCTTCTGATGGAGCTGTAGAAGATATATCGGCTATATGAATACTATGGAACTTAAATTTATCTGATAGGCCAGCCCACCTGTTCATATCTCTAGCCGATTCGTCCATTCTTCTAAACTCGTCAGTTAGGAAGTTTCTTATCTCGACAATATCTAAAAGGTCTGGTGAATATATAGTTAACAATATCTGCTCGCAACAGATCATCCAGTTATTCTCGTATGACATCCCGACCTTGTCATAAACTATATGTTTTTTCCCACTTAAAAATTGATTCATTTCTGGCTGCTGTTGAACTGGAACTATTGGGATAAGAGACTCTCTAAGATTATCCGAATAGTAATCTTCTTGATCAAATATATTAAGAGCAGTTAGCCTACCCCACAAAAACTTTCTTATTTCAAACATTGCATCTAGTTTATAATTAGCCATTTGCCAACCTCGCAAAAGATGATGATATTGCAACATCTGCCTCGTTTGCTAGCTGGTTGGCAGAAAAACTATATTTAACTGTTTTAATTTGAACTGGCACTCCAAGTGCTCTGGATAAAGATGAATTAAAAAGTCTTTGGAATCCAGATTTTTTAATAGACATACTGACAAGTTGACCAGTAAAAAAATACTTATATGCAGAAAAGAAAGAGTTTTTAGTTCCAGCCCCGCCTGGCTTTCTTACAGTAACAGGTTGCCCCTTTGGCATGAATACAGTATATCCACTTACATCAAATACTAGTCTTTCAGAAAATCGTGGCGCAATGACTACAGGCTTTCCCTCTTCCATAACTTCTGCTTTTTTAATAAATACATGTTTATTATTAGAATTCTCAGATGGAACAAACGACTGAGAGTCTATTAATTCATAATTAACTTTTAAAGATAGTCCATCTGCTGGCAACTTATTTAATTTAAATAATCGAGCTTCGTCATCTCCAATCCTTCCCCATTCATATACATGGTGAAAAGATTTGGGGCCCGATCTGGCTTTTGCATCAATGTAATCTCCAAAATCAACCTGAAGCTGATCAAATATAATATTCCTAAATGCTGATTGAAACTGCGGGTTTGACGCAAGCTTTGCCATTACATTTGTTTTATAAAAAAGAGCTGCAGATATTTGTGCGACTGTACTGTCTTTTATTGCACCACTTACTGGCTTCTTAGACATTAAATTAACTAAGCCGCTTGCTGCTCTAATTGCTAAAATTTCAGATGCCAATTTGCTGGTTCTCCGCTCTTTGTAATGATGAGTTGTACCCTAGTACATTTCCAAAAGGATCTGATATGGGTGTTGTTCCTACAACGTCAAACACTGTTGGGGTGTCACTTGGATAGTTAAGCTCATACCATATTGGTTTACCACTGGCGTCCCTAATGTTTTTTATCTTATCTCTTGGCGTTAGCCTTTCTGATGTTCTAGCTTCTATGTATTGGTTATTAGAATACTTATTTGAAAAGCTTTGATTGTCATTACTTCTATTTCGGCTTTCTGTAATTATTCCTCTGGCATAGCAGTCTATTGTTTTTATGTAAGAAAACTCTCTTACGATTGCACCAGTGTCTGGATCCTGTTGTTCACTTTGAGCATATATGTCCATCTTCATAGACATCAATCCATCAACTACGTCTAGCATTACACCACTACCATTTGTGTGACCACATAGTCTAGAAGAAGCTTATCTGCGTATGCAGATCCTGTTCCAGTAAATGCGTCTGAACCGTATTGGAAATTCCAGTCTGTTGTAGAAATTTTATTTATATATCTATCTTTCCATGCCCTATCTTTAGCAAAATAGGTACGCATTATTTCAATGGTTGCCTGCTCTACTTCATCTGGAACATATTCCCATCCAAATCTTGCATAGATATCATAATGCTTATTCCTTCTAAAAATATTTGGGCTTGAGTCATGTATAGACGGAGGAACCATTCCATTTGCAATATAAACATCGTTATCTACAAAATTAACCACATTTACTCTAATTCCAAAACCACTTGTAGTAGGCTCAATATCGTATCCAACATAAGATACGTCGTTTAACTTATCTACTAGCATCTGGTCATTTTGCTCTAAAGTAAAAAGTGTATGAATTTTCCTAGGCAATGGCAGCGTGTCTGAATCATTTCCCATTACTGTAAATGTATCGTCAAACAAAAAGAACTTTTGCCCAGTGTAAAACTCTACCATTTTTCTGGCATATTTTTCTGCCATCCTTACTTCATGATATGTTTTATAATTTGGATCATTTGCATCAGAACCAAATCCTAAATCTTCTATTGCTTCTTGTATAGAAACGTATGGTGTAACTACATCTAGGTAAGTTACGTGCTGATGCATGACTGATTTATAAGCATAGTTCCATACTAAACGGAATTTTCTATCTCTTGATGTATAACCCAATGGCAAATAAAAACTGTAAACCCCAGTATCTACCTCGGAAGGTAGAGCAGTTTGCAATGTTAAAGATTGTGTTGGATCAATTCGTGGAGACACAAGAGGATCTTTAGTTATATCAAATACGTTTACCGTGACTGCGCCGTCTGGCTCAATTGCTTCTCCATTTACATATAACTTATTTGATACTGCTGTATTACTATACTTATATATCTCTGCCATTTGTTAGGCTTAGTTATAGTACTCCTGTACTTCTCTAGGCGTAGCTAATCTAAACCCTTCCTCCTTATCAAAAATTTCTTGAGCCACATCTGGTTTCATTGCTACAAAAGGATGATCTCTTGTAAATGTAAATCCTAGGGCATCATATCTAGCATTTGGTCGATCCATCTTTACTAGAATCATATCTTCATCAAGCTTCTGATTTGGATCTAGTCTAGGAAGAATTTCATCTGCGTCTTCTTTTGAATTCTCTATGTTTTTTAGTGTTCCTTGGTAGACTGCCCAGGTAACCCCTTCTTCTGTTAGAGCTGCAATTACATCAGCTTTATTTTTTAGTCCATCGACGTCAACTGCAAAGTTTGCTGCTAGCGTCTTTAGATCTTTGACCTTAAGTGTGTCAAATGACATATTTACTCCTTTGGTAAGTATATAAATTATAGCACTATAAAATTAAAATGAAAAGCCCCCAAAATTAATTGGGGGCCTTTCGGTAGTTAATTCTTATTTAATTAAGAAGCAACCTTAACGTCTTTAACTACAACCCATGCATCTGCCTGCTCAATTTGGGTTCCAACGCGAGTATACATTGTATATTCGATTGAGTCCTTCTTTGGCCAGAAGAAGCGGTAAACAGTTACATCGCGCTTGATACCAATAACAACGTTATTTGGGAATGTCAAGTGGACGTCTCCGTGCTCTCCTGTTGGTGTTGCATATGAGCCAGTCTGAGTTTCTTTAAGTAGCGGAACTTCAACAATTGGAATACCAAATGCGAATGGTGCTACGAAACCTGCTGGACCACCTAGACCACCCTGGTCACCACGGATAATGCTTGAAGCAATATCTTGTGGGTTAACATTCTGGATGTTCTGTGATGTTGAGTATAAGTAGTCTTGAATTAAGTTTGAGCCAGCAAGGAAGCGTAGGTCTGGACGACGCTGCTTGTACTTACGTGGCATTGCCTTAAGTGCCTTGTTGAAGATATCACGGGAAATTGCTGCGCCCGCTCCTGCTACTACATGGCCATTTGCCTTTGCAATCTTAACAACACCGTCGAATGACTTATAAAGTGCATCTCCAGTTAGAGCTGTGTTACCGTTAAGGACTACGTCCTCAAGGTCGTTACCAGCCTGTGTTGCCATAAGTCTTGCAATGTGATCTTCGAGATCAGCACCTTCAATATTGTCTTCTAGAGACTCAGTTGAAAGCTCCCAATCTAGGCGAAGCTTCTTTGTTGTGAGAGAAATCTTTGAGAACTGTACGGCAGCATTTGTGCCTGTGTTCTCTGCTTCAGCTGCAAGCTTCATAAGCTTCTCACCGACGCCGATACGATCAATCTCTGTAGTGTCAGCTCTCATTCGAACTGTACGTGCTACTTTACCGATTACTGTTGCATCGAACATGTAATCAAGGAATCTTGCGGATTGCTCAGGATTGAGCAAGCCTCCCTTACCCTCGGAACCTACGTGAATTCCGTCGGTAGGGTTTGCAGAACCTGTCATGCTACCTGTTAAAGTAGAATTTGCTTCTGCTGCTTTAGCTAATAGTTCATTACTCATTAGTTTTTCACCATACCCTTATTTTGTTAATTCGCTAACGGAACCGAGGAAAGTGCCGTTCCATTTTGATTTTTTGATTGTTACCCCTGCTGACCCGCCAAGGTCAGAGGACTTCTTGATTGCAGTGTCTGATTCTACTGCGTCTACTCTCTTTTCAACTGTATCCATTATTGATTTAATTGAATCTACAGCTGATGAAAGTTCTGTGTGCTTTTCTGCTAATTCTGAAATTCTCAAATCGACATTCTTGCTAAAAGCTTCGACTGTCTCCTTGATTGTTGAAACCTGAGCAGCGTTTGCCTCAGAGGCCTTTTCCAAAGTCTCTGAGAAGAAACCCTTAAGGTCGCCTAGCATTTTAACAAAATCAGGGGATTCCTGAGTTGTTAGTTCTGCTGATTTTTCCAGAACTTCGGCAGAAGTTTCTTCAGCTACAATTTCAGCAGAATCTTGTTCTACTGGTGCAACTTCTTCAATAATTTCTGCAGGTGCTTCTGTAGCTACTGCTTCTTCTACTACTGGAGTTGCTTCTGTTGTGTTAAGCTTTTCCACTTCATTTCCTCCTTCTGCAATTGCCATATTTATATTTGTGTTGTCAGGCAATGTTTGCAATCTTGATCTACGTGAATCAAGAATCTTTTCTATTTCTTTTCCTTTGTTTACATCGTTTGATTCTACCCATCCGATGAGCTCTGTCTTTTTACCAGTCACTGGTGATAGGTATTCTGATTCTGTTGACATAAATACAGAATCACTGTCTACGCAATAAAAAATATTTTCCATCTTTACATCTGCTGCGATGCCTTTAAAAATCATTTGTCCATTTACTTTTTCAATAGATAAAATGTTACATAGTTCGTTTGCTGGTGAATCAACGATTGATAGCTCGACTAATGCATAATCTTTAATAAATCTTACTGATGCACCTGTTGATTTGTTTACTTCGTTATCTGATTCAAGAATCTTTCCGCCAATTGAAAATCCTGTTAGGGTTCCGTCTAAAACCTTTTCCCAAGTGTCCTGAGCTCCCTTAGATATATATGCGTCTACGTAAACTCCGTTATAAAACTCTTTTGTTGTTGGATCATAAAAAGTTTCTGGTCTAAATGATGCTACTTTACCTACTGCAAGTGGCTGATGCATTTCTCTTAGATTACCTCTAAAGTTTTCAAATGCTTTCATGCTTGCTTCTTGCGTAACGACATCACCAGTCTGATCCAGGTTGTCTAATGTTGCGAATCCTGAGACTGTTCTTTTTTCTCTATTGACCTTTGTAAATGGAACAGCTAGGTTGATAGCGTTTCCATTGGAAGACCAATGTGACTTTTCGATAATCATATGTTATATATTATAGAGATTGTTCTATAAAAAGGCAAATAACTAGTTGAGCAGGACTAGTCGACTTGTCTTCCATCTCCCTTTGAATTTCTTCCCTCTCCCGATTTGTCTGGGGAGTTGGCTGACCTTTCTTGGTCACGAGTTCTACTTTGGTTAGCCTGAGCTTTTATTTCGGCTGCTTGGGCTGCAAGGTCTACTGGGACATCTCCGCCTTCTCTTGGTACCATGCCCATTCTAACTCTAATTTCATTTGGAGTTATTACCTGGAATCTAAGATATCTTTCGTCAATCTTTGATTGGGTATCTGCATCCGTTAAACTTAATTCATTAAATTTAAGCTCTAGGGCATCTGTCATTTCTTGAACTATTTTATTTAATTTCTTTTCTAAATTCTCTTGGGCTGGTCTGCAGACCTGCTCTTTAAATGTTTTATCTGCATCACGAGCAGCAGCCAGATTTATTCCAGCTGGTGTTCCAATTTTATTAATAGGAACTCTATGAGCCATTAGTATTTCATCTCTATTTGACTGACGATAAATATTAAATGAGGACTCTTGAGATCCTGCCTCAATAGGCTCCATTTTAAATTCAGTCTTTGAGTCTGGGGAGTCTGGAGGAAGAGGAATATATAAAGATCTGTGATTTTTACCTCTTAGCCCTACCTGGAAAAACTCAAGCAATTTTCTTTCAGACTCTGGTGAAAGCTTAGCTCCTTTTACTGTGATAATATAACGAGGAACCGCCTTATTTTCAAAGTAGTCTAGGTTATACTTTCCAGCGAACTCATTTCCAGCCATTGCATTTTGGGCAGCAATAATATCTGGAATTCCATAATAATTATTTTTTGGAGTGTATTTTTTTAAGTGAATAATTTCATTAGGTCTATCTTCTTGACCTGCAATTGGATTAGGAGTTTTTGTATCTCCAAAGTTTCTAAAAAATACAGCCTTGCCATACAACAACTGTATAAAACCGTCTCTGAAGCGTCTTACACGCATTGTCTTTGAAGGGATATGTCCGATATACCCTATCTTGCCAGTTGTCGTTCTACCGACCTCCAGGTACCCGTTGCCAGTAGCTTCTACGTCTGTGTAGAACTTAATAAGGGTTTCTTTAAATGTTTCATCCTCATTGCAGTCTTCAAGCCACTGATGGAGGTCTTGCTTAATTCTATTTAGCTTTTTACGTGCTCTCTCAAGCTGTTTTTCATCTTCTATTTCTTCAAGAGTGTCTGTTGTTTTTTTAGATTCAATAAAATCAAATCCTAGTCCAACTATGTTTGCAACCTTTGCATTTATTGCCGCATAGTTATATGGCGAAATTTCATAAATTGTTGAAAGATAATCTAGGTTATACTCTGGCTGAATTAAATCAAATGTGGCATATCCGCTAACTGCCTGTTGATGCTGAAGCTGCTGGCTAACAGATCCATCTTTTCCAACAAAAGCTTTTTGAATATCTCTAGAGACCTTTCTTCTAAATGATGCGCCTAAACCAGATAGCTTTAAAACCTCTTCAGCATCTATATCAAATAGGTCATCATTTTTTTGAGTTGTTGGATTATTAAACTTCATCCAATCCGCAACATTAGATATCTCTACACTATCTGCAACTGAGTCTTCTTCGTATTCTCTCATTTTTTAGGACCCTTAAGCTTAGCCATTTCTTCCTTGTGAACTCCTATGTCCAAAGGATCTGGGGTTAATCCCCACCTTAATCTTTGTTTTTGATATTCAAACTCTTCTTCATCAATTTGTCGGCTTCCCTCAATAAATTTAGGTTGACCTTCTTCTATACCGTAATGAGATACGGCTTTTGCCAACAACTCAATTCTTTCTTTATTGCCAAACATAGATTGTATTGAAAGAAAATTATTATCTTCGTCGCCGATCCATCTGCCGTCTGGCATTTCCCATACGTATACACCTAATCTGGTCTCACCAGATTTCATTTGGGCGTTAATTCTTTTTATGTCCATAGTTAATTATTTTACCATCTTTGTCTCTACAAGTCCAGCTTTTTGTCATGCAAAGTGACAAAATTATAATATTTGGAAGATTACTCTGTCTCTAGAGTAGGTTGATACAGACTCTTCTGTCAGGGACAGTGACGAATCTTCTCCGATAGAGGCTGGCTTCCCAATATACAATTGATAGTGATCAAGGTGATTAATTGATGGGCTTAAATAGGTAGCAATATTTTGGTAAATATTATCATCTAGAACGCCAGACCTTACGCCCTCAATCTGCTTACCATTAATCCAAAGCTGGCCAGAAACGGGGTTTGTAGTTACAATAAGAATATAGTTTGGCTCATCTATATATAAATATGAAGATATATCTGTAGCAGAAGTTGCTACTTGTCCATTTATATAAAGTCCGCTAATATTAGATTTCGATATTGTTCCATTTGTAGACCAAGAGAGGGATGTCTCTGTGTTGCCTGTTTTATTAAAAACCAAGTGACCGCTAGATAAAGATTTTGGAGTAAGGATCATCTCTATAGACCTTGCCTCATCTAGCAGGTCTATAAAAAATGCTGATGATTTTGTTTTAACTCCATTATTGTATTCTCTGCTTCTTACAGTATGGCTTTTAGATCCTATGTCTATGTCCCAAACTGATCCTGAGCTTGGCTGTGATGTTGAAATTATATTGCCGCTATTATGAGAAAATAATCTTTTTTCCAAGTAAAAAGAAATATTTAATGAGTAAAGCTCTGGCTTATACAAAGAAGAATTTGTTGATGAAAATTGTATTTTAAAATATAGAATTTTTGTTGAAGAAAAGTTAGAGCCTTGAGTAAATCCTGGGATAGAAGATCCATTTATGCATTGAGTCCACGGACCAGTTTCTGAAACTTCTGAAACATAAACATCAACTCCAGTTGATGCAATCCAATCAATCTTTGAAGATATGTACTCTTTTGTTATATTTAAAACTAAATCTTCTACAAACTCTCCTGATGTTGATCCTGGAGACAAGTAAATACTATTATTAGTATCATCATAAGAAAGATTTACATTGTCATATATTAAAGAACTCCAACTTTCTTGTTGTGGGTAAGAGTATATTGTATCTACCCTGTTGTATTTTTCTGATGCTACAAAAAGCTGACCCAGCTCTGGAACAGAAACCTGCTCATCATTAGTTAAAAGAAAATCTTTATAGTGTGATGATATTGCTTCTGGAGACAAGCCATATCTATATACTGCGGGACTGTCAATTAAAAAATATTCTCCAGAATTTGCTGGTCCGCAAGACAGCAACACACTAGAGTTTGTAAATTTAATTCTAATATCTTTTGTTGCAACTCTTACTCCGTTGACGTACAGACTCATTGATGTAACTGAATAAACTGCAACAACATGAATTGCTCTATTTGAATTTGGTACAGAGTAATCAATTCTTTCATTTTCTAACTTAAATACAATATTGCCTTTATCCCAGTACAAGCCTATGCCGCTAGAATCTGCAAATATAGGAGTTAAAGATGTAATTGTTTTTGGATGTATCCATACCTCTATTGTAAAGTCATTATCGTAAGTATCTTCTGTTGCAAATCCGCCAGTTCCATTTGTACCAGAAAAGTCTTTTGATAGGTTGAACTGAACATAATTAGAGTTATCTATTTTATTTGAGTGGTCTCCTCCAGAAACTATGGGCATTCCAGACTTAACAATTTGTCCAACATATGTTCCATTGTTTCCACATCCAGATGAGTCGTACGCTACTGATCCAGAAGGCTCGTCCATTTTCCAAAGGCCTATGGGTGAATTTTTTAATACTGACAAATAATAAGACATATTTATATTATAGCAGATTAGTCTTGCTAGTCTTTTCTTCCTTTAAAGTAAACTTACACTTAATGTAATACAGTGGCTCTACCTTGTTCATGCCTTGAGAATGATCTACCATGTCTCTAATCATTAGTGCCGTTCCTGGCTCTGGATTAATATAGATACCTTTAGATCTATCAACGCAAAATGGAGAAGAGGACAGTTCCGTGTTTATCAATAAGTAAACAGATACAGAGTTTTCATCATATGTATTTTCAAATAGCTGCTCTCTACTAAACTCCAGCATTGGCAGTGATTTAAAAAGTGTTATTTCTTCTAGGTCGCCTGTTTCTCTCATTATATAATTAGAGTAGTGCTCTTTACAAAAAGATAAACCTGATTTAAAGCTGTTATATATATACAAGCATTTCTGCAACATTCTTTCAGACATCATGCTTGTATTTTTGTTAAAAGTTTTGTATACAGTAAATTCATTAAATGTGGTCCATGGAGATATGTATCCGTGAGTTGATTCGTCTAAATCGCACTCCTCAATAAATCTAAGTAGGGTGTCTGATTCGGTTAGATTGTTTTTAAAATAGAGACAATCGCTATCTAGTATCGCTGGCAAATGCATCATAATT